TATTTCTACGATCATGATTGATGATATACTGAACTTCATCTTCAAAAGTTTCAAATTTATGTGCTGGGTGCTTCAGTAGAAGTACATTAATATCTAACTTAGCAACATGACCCTTTGCCATTAGTTCTTCTGTCCTGATGATCTTGTAAGAAGGACCAAACAACCCTTCTAAAACCCACTTGTGTGTCTGCGTTCCGTCAAGTGTTCCCGTGAATCCAAAACGATATTTTGCATCAGCAAGTTTTGACATTATAGATATAAGTGACTTACTTTTGAACTGGTGTGCCTCATCCCCAACAACTACGTTAAATCGTTCAAAATATTTTCGGGGGAGTTTATAGATGGACTGCCAGGTAGTGATGATAACTTGGGAATCAGTTTCCCTTTCTCTACCAGCGTATATCTTGTGGCAAAATGAACCTACATCCCAACCATAGTCTGCAAAGTCTTTATACATCTGTTCTACTAGCGAAGTCGTCGGAACGACTATCAGAATATTTTGTTGCTTCTCAACGTAATATCTCACAAGAGAATATATCATCAGAGACTTTCCAGAAGCAGTTGGGGATATCAACAACTTTCTATTATGTCGTAGGGCGTCGTATACTCCCTCAACTTGGTAATCTCTCGGGGAATACTTACAAATAGCATTCATATAATCTTTGACACCTTCCTTTGAGATCATATCATTCGTCTCAAAAGGAAGACCATAATACTTGCTATTTACAAACTCATAAGTATATCCGTGATCATCACAGAACTTTGTAACCTTATCCAATAACCCAACATATATCTCTCCGTTCTGGGTATTGAATAGACGAATCTTTCCGTCCCAGTATCTGTTACGATACTGAGGCATAAACTTTGCACCAGGAACCTCAAAGGTAAATTGGTCTGCTAACTCATAGTAGACGTGCGGCTCTGCTTCTACCTGAAGGTATACCTCGTTTTTCTTTGATATAATCAAATGAGACATTAACCATAAGTTTCACCTATGGATATTTAGTCCATGTCTAGACTTTGAAATTGATGTTCAAGAACCATTCTATAAAAATTATCTCTCATTGAAATAAGGTCTTCCTGCTCTTCAGGTTCACCTCCTGCCCACTTTTCTACTGCCTGTTTAAGACCAGTGTGAATGAGTCTTATACCTCTGATATTTAATTCTATACTATAATACTGATCGTCTTCCATAGGTTAATTAAATCCTGCTTGAAATTTATGCCACTCTATTGCATTCTTAATCTGAAAGGTTCTATTAGCAACTGTCTTGATAATTTCTTCTAAAAACTTAAGCATCACATCGTAGTAGCGAATCTTAAGGTCAATACTATTTAACTTTTCGTCTGCCTCCATGTATCTTTGGAGTGCTTCTTTATCTCTTACTTTATATGGAAAAGGGTCTTCGACATACACTTCTGCCGGTGCTTTTCCTGTGTAATAATTGTGTCTTTCCAATCTAACACGATTATATGACTCCCTTGATTTTTCTCGTAAAAGGGTAATCGTATTGTAAAGTGTGTAGTATTTTGAGTGAAGTTGTGGTATTTTTAGTGATTCATCATGTAGGTTATCAGGATCGATCTGGGAATCTTTTTCCCACATCTCCTGAATTTTTTCAAGGTTCATAGGGGTGTTCTGTTGTTAGCAGCTAAGACATTATACACAGTATACTTGAAAGTGACCTCTGCTGTAAAGTAGTTTATATCCGTATCAGATGCCTCAAAATCCAAAGAGGTCAGTGAGATTGGAAATAAGTCTTTAAATTTTACAATAGCAACGTCTCTGAAATTGCTGTTTAAAATGTGAAGACTTCCATCACTGAATTGTTTGTTCAACTCTCTTATGCCATCATCATCAGTTGTTAAATCTTTAAATTGCTGTGTTGTTTCTGGAAATCCAAGTCCAGTCATCCAGTTATGTACTGCCATATAATTTTGCATATTCTCGTCAACCAAAAATGTTAATGAAAAATCACCATAGGTTAACTTATCTCCAGGAACATCCACATCCTTGAGATATGATGGTTGTATTGCTGTGCCTAGATTAATTTCAGGTATTCTTGCTGTGTTGCAAAAGAAAGGAATCTTTGGGTTTTTTGATAATGTGAACTTGAAACCAACCGGTGATAAAAAATTCCTATTACCTATCTGCTCCGGAAATGCAGTCATTGTTTTTATTTGTATTTAGATAAAAAAAGAGGGTCCGAAGACCCTCTTGGAGAATGTGTATGCCCGTAGGCAAATATCACATAAGGTTTTGAACCTTGACTCTTCTGTAGTAACGGTTCGTGTTGGTGCGAAGTCTACCAAGTTGTTCACCAGTTCCTTCAGCAAATGGGTTAGCAACAATACCGTAACGAGTCTTGAAGCCAATCTTGGGCTGGAAGGTGTTCTCTCCAACTGCACGAACCATCTGAAGTGGAACGTATGGGCAATAGAACAGACCTGCGTCATAAGGTGAAGAACCCTTATAACCAGCAACGTAATACTGATCAGCAGCAACGTTTGCCGAATAAGGATCGATGTATACACGATACTTACCAGCAAGCACACCTGCGAAGGTGTTACCGGTGTCATCAACGTTCAGGTTTGCGTTGAGTGCAGGGGTGTAATCAAGTACACCAGCCATGGTCAGTGCGGAAGCAACATCTGCGGAACACAGAATCATGTTGCCCTTTCCTCTACGAGTCTCTTGTGCGATTGCGTTCGCATCACGCTCGATTTGGAAGATAAGACCCTTGAACTTCTCAACACTCCAACGTCCGTTAGAATCAACGTCGAGGTCGAAAGTACCTGCGGTAGCAACGTTTGCTTGTGCACCAGGTCTAGCAACCTTGTAGATGGTTCTGATGACTTCACGGTTGATCTCAGCAAGAATCTCTGTGGAGAGAATATTTGCGAGTTCAGCCTCGGCATTCAGACCATGGATTGCTTTCAGGTCTTGTGCGAGTTCTAAGGAGTACTCTGCTTTCAGTGCTCTTGACTTCGCAGTAACGGTGACTTTCTCAATCGAGAATGCCATTTCGTTGAAGCTTGAACTATTTCCAAGATCTTCAGCGAATGCAGTATCCATACCCTGACCGACGTTATAACCGTCAGAAGTTTGGGTAGTAGGATTAAGTAAAGCAGGATTGGAACCTCTTTGAGTACCGGTTCCTAAACCAACAGAAGAACCTTCGGATCCAGCAACATAGGAACTGGAAGTAGCAATACCACTATTAGAGAATGCGGTGTTTGCTTCGTCAAACAGTGCCTCAGTTCCACCTTGAGTGTTGAAGCGGGAACGCATTGCGAAGATGAGTCCGGTAGGACCGTTCATTGGTTGAACACCTGCCAGGTCATATGCGACCAGGTTAGGCATTGCACGTCTGATCAGAGAGATCAGAACGGGATCGAAGTTATCGATAGAACTTCCGGTGGAGTTCGTTGGACCTTCAGAAAGGAATTCCTTTTCCTCTCTGATCATTTTTTCTTGGTTCTCCAGAAGAACTGCGGTGACCATTCTCTTATGAGCATCATCGATGCTACCGAGACCCTCATGATTGAGGATAGGTGCCCACTTCTCCTGAAGGTGTTCAGCATTGAAACCTTGCATTTGAATTTACCTTGTTAAAAATTTTTAGTTTGATTTATAATTAAAAAATCACTTTTTAGAAACTCTAGTCAGAGTGTCGAGATACGATTCCATTAAACCAGTAACTGGTTGTGTAGATACTTCCGAACCTTCGGAAATATTCTCTGACTCATCTCTTTGAGCACCGGCATTCTCTGGGAAATAAGAATTTCTCAGGGTAACCAGTTTCTCACGATATGTATCTTCACTATCAAACTCAACATTTTCGGCAAGAGAAGCGAGTTTATCCTTCTGGGAAAGTGCGAGACCTTCACAGACATCGGAGAAGATTACATCAGCAACCGACTCAGCTAATCTTTGATTGAGAGCAATATTTGACTTAATTTGCTCGTTGAGTTTATCTTCCATCTCATCTAGTTTTTCCACCATTGCGGCGGTTACATCATATTTTTCTTCAGGGATAGTTACATAATGTTCTTCAAAAAGACTCTTCATTCCGGTGAGGAACGATTCGGTCATTTCTGCCTTGAGCCCTTGCTCGATTGCGAGTTGATTTTCGGTCATCCACTCTTCGGCAACATACTCAAGATATGCATCAACTCTAGTAGTAAGTTCTTCCTTAATAACGGAAACTTCTTCCTCTAAAGTTGCTTCATATTGTGCTTTCAGTTCTTCTTGAACTGTAGCAACTTTTGCCTTGATAGCAGTTTCAAAAATGGTACGTGCTTTTTCTTGGAAGTCTTCGGAAAGTTCTTCACCAGCAAGCAGTGCTTCAACATCTTCTTCGACGTTGTATTCTGCTTCAGGTGCTTCCTCTTCTTCTGCAACTACTTCGGTTGCTTCATCTTCAGAAGTTTCTTCTTCAGAAACTACATCTTCTGCAGATGCAGTGGTCTCTTCCTCTTCGACTACTTCACCTTCAACCTCTTCCTCTTCCTTCATACCCTTAGGCATAGGTTCGGCAGGTTTAGCAGCCCTATTCACAATGTCCTTGACAGTTGCGATTTTGGGTTCTGCGATTTTGGCAGAATTGTCATCTACCTTATAGTTTTCTGGGGTTGGGCCACCGAGATCTTCGTAACTGCCAGTTTGACCAGGGGTCGAAACACCAGAAGCATTGCTTCCAGCTTTTGGCATTGCCTCAGATGCAGCAGCTCCTTTCGTTACTACGTTTTCCATTTCTTGTAAATTGCTACCAACGGACATTTGATTATTAGATTTTGTATTAATCTATATTTATTTATAAATTAAAGATTTGATAAGAAATCATTCCATAACTGGAGTTTGTGTTCTTCAAGTCTGTTTTGATCGACGAGAGTATTAATTCTCTTCTGTGTCTTTTCTGCGAGTTGTTCACGGAGAATTCCACCGTCCCAAACCCACTCTTTTCCTTCCATAATTCCTGATACAAAAGCATCGGGAGCAGAAGGATCGGCAACGATATCAGCAGCAGTTGCTAACATGAAATCTTCACCAACAACTTTATGACCTTCATTTGTAGTTCTTAATGAACCAACACCACGGGAAGAAACACCAAGCATGACACCTTCACCAATAAGAGATTTTGCAATCTTACCCATTGGAGTGTCAAGGATTTGTGCTTTGCCTCTAAAGTTTGATCCCTCTTTTGTAAGAGAAACAATCTTATGAGAAACACGATCGAGGTTTACTGTAGGTCCATCAGGATGGCCAAGTTCACCTAAAGCACGTCCTTTCGAAACAAAAGATTCATTGTATCTACCAACCTCTTTCTCAAGAGTGCTCATAGGATACATTCTGCCATTACGGTTTTTGATGTCTCCTTGAAGAAAAACTCCTT